TGACTTGTCCCAGTCACTGCCGCAGTTGCCACGTACTTCATACGGGTTGCCTGTCTTTGCATAGTTTAGATTTGCGGTGTTCCATATCGCTTTGATGTCTTTAATATCACCAAGAGAATAGTCCAAATCATATATTCGATTCTCTAGCACATGGCTTGTGCAGATATAGACTTGATACGAACCACCTTCAGGATGTGGTGCAATGTATGGACGAACTAGTCCCACGTAACATCCGTCAGAGAATGGTTTATCTTGATCCCATATCTCTTTGATAAAGAACTTGTCGTGCTTGTCAAGTGCATCAATGATGGCACCAAATCTGCCACGTATCTCTGTGTTGTGTCCTGACAATAAACAGTTACCTGCAATACGACAGAATTTAACATTAGGATTTAACTCAATCAGTTTAGCAATGCGTTCAATGCTTTCTACTGTAGTGCCTTGATAAGGTTTGTTCGTGCGAGACAACTCATCAGGACCATCACCTGTGCTATCATAGATGATATAACTGAATCCCAACTTGCTGTGAGGAAATGATCCGAAATCATACTGCTCTGGTGCAATGCGTTCATCTAACTTAATCAAAGAGATACGAATCCAGTTAATGTATGGATACACTTCTGGATTCAGATGACGTTCAAGTTTCTCTGTGTTAGTGATAATACCAATATCAAATCCACATTCATGTGCAAACTTAATTACATCGTTAATATTCTTCTTAGTCTCTTTATCGCGATACAACATTGGATTACCACCACCGGTGATCTCAATACTCTTAGCGCCCAAATCTTTAAAGTCAAGAAGAAGTTGCTTTACTTGTTCCCATGGAATGTAACTCTTCAGAGGTCGTGCTGCAATAGAGCAGAACGGACAATCACTATCACACATCTCACATAGAGACAGTTGAACTGTGACTGGCTTAAACTTATCTTCTATCTGTATGGACGCCAGAAGATCCGCATGTTGAAGAAGTTTATCCCCCCATGTGCTATACTTCTGTGTCTTGTCTTCGTATGATTTCATATATGTCTCATTAATTCTTGAACATTCTCACCGCCGTTTGGTAGTTTGTCCTTTAAAAAGAAGTGTACAAAATAACATTCGGCTATTTTGGTATTAGCAGTGTACAGACCATTCCATCTCCAGTCAAGAGATTTAAATGATACTTTATACTTTTTAATAAACCAGTTCAGTAGTGTCTGATCTGTGCTCCACTTCCATGCACCCTTTCCATCAACAAAATCTTTAAACTCTACACGATTTAAAAACTGCGTAGCAGTCTGTCCCTTCAGATATGGTTTGAATAACTCACAGTTTAGTAAGATGAGACCCATATTAGCAAACTCATACCCAAGACGATTGGGATTAAAGTCGACACCCTTTGTGTGTAGAGTAGAATACTGCATATGAGAGTAGTTCACAATCTTATGCTGATACTCAAGACTATTAGGCATATCTCTTTCTACACAGGCACCATATGCATGATCTGTTCCGAAATCATCAAAGACATTTGGTGCATCGTCTTTGATAAAGATGTCAGCATCTACAATTGCTATCTGATCATATTTATCAAGAAGATCAAATGCATTTTCTTTCTCGTAGATAGGAAGAAATCCGCCATACTTACCGTATGATTCGGGACTTCGATTCGTAGAGAAGATGTCAGGCTTGATTCTAAGTTTAGGTGTTGTCTGCACAATATGGTCGATATTATTTTTTTCACAATATCGAGAAACACTATCAACACAAGTATCATATAACTTAGATGGTTTACCTATGCTTACTTGATATATCAATCTTTTCATTTATTATGAACCACTGTCACGCCTATTTTAGGATCTTGTATTTGCGTGGTAGAAAACATAAACCATTTTCCATAATCATCACAATTACGATGAATCCAAGCATCCGAGTTATATTCGATCGTCTTTGAATTATTTTTTATACTACAAAGTATTCTAGCACCTCGAGGAGTTATATAATACGCACCGCCTGCCAATTTAGCAGTTTTTCCGTTAGGTCTAGTCACGTGCGACAAACATACAATATTATGATTGAAAACATCTTCGTCTAGATAATCTAATAACATAATATCATGTTCAGCAACAATGATGGGAGTATTGAGTTGTCTGCATAGCATCCAAGAGTGGTAATGACTGTACCAAACCGCTCTTTCGGTTTCAGTAAACTCAACAGCCTTTCCACGTCTGCGAGTCTTTCTGGTTATATTTAGAGTATCCGCATCAACGATATCTTTGGGGGTTAGTGCTTCGAAGTGTCGTACTGTATAACCATGATCTATCCAAGATGGAGCACATATGTCGCGATAATGCATAGAGATTGGATTATCAGCAATCGCGATCATATGTACCTCAGGTCTCATCGATATTCGTCCAGACTAAACTCAGTACCATACATCTTATGTAGATCACGCTCATGATTACTGTACACTAGAACTTCAGGATCGTCAAGTAAAAAGTCACACGACTTACAAAAATCAGGATAGTTTCCTGCGGTGTGATCTTCTCTAAGTTGTGTGTAGGCAGGACCATTCCAAATCTCTTCGATAGTATTCTCAGAGCAGTGACCAAGAACTGCTTCTTCATCGCGACCTAACACTTGACAACAAGGTGCAACTGCACCGACTTTACCGTCTAAACCGCCCGCTCGAATTACCACATCAGGTGAGAAGGGTCGACCGCAAGTCTTAACTTCACCTTTTCGTGCATTGTTTGTCAGTCCATATACACCAGACCAGTTGTGCATCTTCCAGATTTCAGTCTTAACATCCAACTCTTCAACGATCGCTTTATATTCAGCAAGTTCTACTTCATAATTTTCGTTGTCAGTAATAAGGTGATATGTAGCGACGGTGCATGTAGAACCAGAGGACTTAACATAGTCTCGCATTTCGCGAATGTTCTTCTTAATAAACTCATAGTTTGATCCTCGAGTATTATGCATCCATTGTTGATACTTTTCTGGATTAGAACCGATAAAGGAGAATCTAAAGAAGTCGAGCCCAGCATCTACACAATCGCGCATAAACTGACCGTGCATTCTGAAACCATTAGAGAAGATGACACACTCCGCGCCAACTTTTTTGACAATCTTAATATATTCAGGAAGATTCTTGACTAGTGTTGCTTCGCCAGAACCATCAAGATTAACTACACGTAACCCATGCTGTGCGCAATCACGCACATAATCTTCAAACTCTAATAGATTCATCTTGCGAAGAAAGTCTTTGTGACGCCCACCCTGCTCATTTCTTTTATCTTGAGGACACATCGTGCAAGAGAAGTTGCAGCCTCCTTCAATTTCAATTACTGCTCTATCAATTTTCATAGGTATTCGCTTTCATTAACTATAGAATAATATATAGTATACACTATAAGTCGGGAACTTGCAACTCATTTAGAATAAATCTTCTATACGTATCTGCGCGTCGATCTAGATGTTTTTGTGTGTTAGGAAGTTTATCTAGATAAGTAAAAATAGATTCACCGCGCTTGTCGATATCAGGCTTCTTAAAATTCACACCTTGAGGATTGTGCATATTGATAATGTTATTATCACCTAATGCTATCACTGGTTTGCAGAGATTCTTTGCAATGTACTGCCACATACCATCATAGAATATACAGAATCTCGAGGTGTTGATATGATAGAATGCTTCGCGCACAGGAGTTCTATAAGTCAATTCTACCAGCTCATATCCTTTGTTAGTAAGTATTTCTAGTATTCTGTCCCAGTCTTCTGGATAGAATATACGTTTCCAACCATAAGGAATTTCGGCGTTGAACTTAGGGCGCCAGAACACAACTTTCTTACTATCTTTGGAGTCGAACCAGACATCTCTTCTGAACGTCCACGAAGGAATACCGTCAAGAACATCTCTTGCTCCAGACTTGCGTTGAAATCCCTTGTGTCTTAGCCGAACTAGTTCTTCATCAGTCGAGTTAAAGATATGATTGACTTTTACTGCCGCACAATCATGATAGAAAGAGTGTAAATAATCGGTGCGTTCTACAATCGTTTCAGGATCTTCAAAATGATGAAGATGATCAGGTCCATGAATCCAATGCACGTTCATTGTGGTAAAAGGTATGTCACGATCCTTTCTTGCAAGATGCGTAAGCATATGAACAGCATTTAGACCGAAGAGTATATCGCCGACACCAGGAGTTCCCTTCCAATGTACTGTACCACTATCAGTAAATAAGAAGGGATGATTTTTCCATGGTTCGATGTACTCTTGTAATGCCATTACTTATTGTTGAGATTAAAATTTTGGCTTCTCTTTTCATTCGAGATGAAAAATTTAATAGAGTCTTGTGGATTAGACACTTTATCCTTTCCTTTACCAAAATTCTTTTTTTTGTTGCGCGGGTCGAATCTGCTGTACTTTGCCACAATTTTAATGACCTTAATCCATGTATGCTTTAAAACACGCCGTTATGCCAAGTTTTCCAATCGCTTCATCAGACGTTCCGCACGATTGCCGACTTGACGATACCAAGCGCTATCGCGACCTTCTGGTGCTGCGCCTACATAGTCGCCTTCACGTAGTTTCTTGTTGAAGTTGTTAAACTTACTCAAACGTGGACGTCCAAGATTGAAGAGCATGTTGACCAACACTTCTTGAACTTCTCCAGGGAAACCTTTCCATGACTCGCCGTATAGTACAACACATTCTGAAACTGCTGTTTCGAGATCCTTTTCGAAACACTCTTTGACACGCTCTGGCAAAACTGGTGTTCCCACGTCTTGTCCATGCTCTGGATCACTTTCAAGTACCAAGTGTCCGACACCGAACGTTGAATATCCAAGATGGTCTTTGTAGATTTCATAGACAACACCCTCGTCAATCTTTAGTTGTTCAAATACACTTTCTTTATTCATTATCTTATTTCCATATGTTCTTTAGTCATTATATAGTCCCTTACAAAGTCAGATCGTACAATATCTTCCCATGTGAAAGTGACTGTTGTGAAGCGGTTCATCTGATCAAGTATACTTAGAAACTTGTTGATGCCGTCTTTTTCTTTAGCGTTTTTGAAATCTGATTGGAGATAATCGCCACAGAACATGATTCTCGTGCCTTCTCCTACTCGTGTAATAATCGAGTCTAATTCATGAAATGAACAGTTTTGACATTCATCAACAATAATAATGCTATTGTCGTATGTCATCCCACGTATAAACGATGTTGAATCAAACGAAATAATTCCGTTTTCAATGAGATTTTCCCATGCTTTGTGGTCTTCAAACAACACAGAACAAGCAGAGCGGTAGGGTCCTGTGAAGGCATCTAGTTTCTCTTCGAGTGTTCCTGGCAGAAATCCTACATCTCTGGTAGGAACAACCGATCGAATAATCTTTACTTGATCGTATTGAGTACCTTTATCCATTACTTGCTCAAGAGCAAAATACAATGCCAGAAATGTCTTACCTGTTCCTGATGATCCAACCAGTGCAAGATGATCACCTGATTTAAAAGCATCAGACGCATCTCTTTGATGTTGAGTGATAGGAGTTACAGTAACAAGATCGTCTATACGCAATTTCTTAACAGGTTTCACGGCTCTTACATTAGCGACTTTCGTATTGTAATCTTTCATATTTTTACAGTGTTCTCAACATGTCTGCCAGAGGCTTTCTTTACTTTCTTCAAGTAGTCTTTCCAATCACCAGAAGTTTTATTTATTATATTACCAGTGTGCGTGACGAGACCCGGCGCTCTTAGATGCACCTGCTCATAATCTCCTTCTGCAATTAGTGCTTCTAAAGAGGAATAAGGCAGAAACACTTCTTCTATAATATCAGTCTTTTTGTTTCTTATATTGTACAATGGCATGTATTGTTTCTCATAGTTTACATTTATCTATAATAGAGAATGTGACTCGTCCCTGAGTCTCCACCCTAGATATGGATCACCTCCTTAATTGTGCTTGAGTCTCGATTTGATCAATTGCCATATTGAGAAATGTTTGTCTCTTAGCAATTTTAAACGCAGTATCGTTTCTCCCTTTTTTATTTAATCTATGAATATAATGTCCAAGTTCTCGTGAATCACGTCTTAGTCGTTCTATTTGATTACTTTCTATCATAGGCACTCCTTAAGGGTTAGTTTTTGGATTATTTCATAAAATTAATCACGAATTAAGTCTGGCATTGCCTCCTTGACTATTTTCACTGTCAGTACATCAGCGGGACTGGTTTTGCTTATCATAGATACTAATATAGCTGCATCTTGATGATGAACTGCTTCTAGTATCTCAATAAACATACGCTCACGCTTAATCTTGTTAAGTCTTTCGCTATCGCGCAGACCTTTAACAAAATACTTAAACTTTCGATGGTGTCGTGCTAGAGAAGAAGGAGTAGAGCTTTCTTCATTTGGAGTATAGGGTGGGGTGCCTTCAGGTATATTCCACTGAATAGCAGGATCAAATATGCCTTGTAAAACATCTCGTAAATACATTACGTCTGAATATTGTTTAAGAATTGCAACACGCCCTTTATCATCTTTAGCATCTACAATCTTATTTAATATCTCAAATACTTCTAATCGTCTTTCAGTAGGATATGCCATTAATCAATCTCAATCATTTATTATAAGTACTTAAAGCTCATTATACACACTGTTTATATAGTTGTCAAGTGTTATCTGGTCTTATTTTTAGTCTCTTGCTCAATCCACTTCTTTGCCAATTTAGATTTAGGCGGTTGCTTTGTCCACTTAGAAATTCCAACATAAGCATTTCTAGTTTCTTTGTTGAAATCTTTACCTTCGGAGTTATCAACAACGTAGAAATTATTCTTGCCGAACATAGTCTGAAAACGACCTATATTGTCTTGCACCGCACTCCACATAGCAGTCACAGCATCTTTGCCTACAGTACGCTGGCGCGCTGCGTCACGAGCAATTGCTGTTTCTAGATTGGTATTGACAAAGATCATGGCGGTTTCATAGCCCAGTTCTTCAAGTTTCTTTTTCTGCTTTTTGAGTTTTTCTACGTTTTTACCAGTACCGTCGATAACAATACCTAGACGACCTTTGAGATAAAGAGCCTGCTTACTACCAGTTAAATTAACTGCTTTGCCACGAATCTCTTGCCCTTGCACAGAGAAAATATTGTCAGGAGACATTTCCAATCCTGCTTTCTTCATCGCTTGCTCGAATGCATCATCGGAGTTGACGACACGATATCCCAGTGGCGCAAGTGCAGTTTTGCCAGCAATAAAAGACTTGCCACTGCCTGGACCTCCAGCGAGAAACACCGCTTTAAAAATAGCAGGATCGTTAACACCTTCGTTTAAGATGTCTTGGATACTAAACTCTTCGTGCTCGCTTATAAACTGAGAAAACTTCTTCATAAATTACCATTGCCTGAATTCATTAAACTGATTTTATAAATGTATTTAGTATTGACAAATCTTTGACTTTACGATTATTTTGATTTATTATCTGGTAAATGTTTTGCGTGAATTTTGCAACCAATAAACTCGTTATAGTATATATCTGACAAAAGAACATCATATTCGAACTGCAACTTTGCTTCGTAATATGAGCACTCACCTTTTGTTTTACATAACTTCAGAATAACACGATGATATGCTTCATGACCTTTAATTGAAACATTTTCTTTAAGCGCCACAGAAGAACCATAGTATTTCATCCAATCAGATGGAACTCTAGTCTTTATTTTACGCTTACGAGTTTTGGTGACAGGAAGTGTTTTAGGTTTCCAGAATAACTTTTTACCGATGTACTTCTTACCAGTGTCTAATTCTGTAATACAATAGACAAACCCGACGAGGTCTTTTAAGAACTCTTCGTCGGGTTCGAATGGCACGCCGTCTTCTGTGCTCCAGGTCAAACTGACATCTCCAAATGATATATACTACATTATATAGTACTATTCATCAGAAGACATTTCGAAAATAACTGCTTCAGTTCCACACATTGCACAGTATACTGGTGCTTCATCAACAGTAATGCATTCCACTATACACTCGCTGTCGCAAACTGGACAATTGGTTAAGTATTCAATTCGCTCAAACCTCATACAACACTTCCTTTACCGTATGCTTTGGGATCTACGTCCCATTCCCAGTCACCTTCCATTCCATTAACAGAATATTCTGTAACTCGCTTTTCAAAGAAGTTGTCGTGTGATGCTCCATTCAGAACCCAGTCTAACCATGGTAGAGGATTATCTTTTGCTTTAAACATAGTCTTCATGCCAAGCTGTAGCAAACGTCGATCTGCAATGTGACGGATATAATCCTTCACCTCTTCCTCAGTAAGACCTTGAATTTCATTACCTTTGAATGCTAACTTGATAAACTTATCTTCTAACTTAACAGCGTTCTTTGCCATCTCATAGATCTTTGATTTCAACTCATCATTAACTACTCGAGGATGCTCTTCACAGAACTCACGGAACAACTTAGCATTGCCCTGTACGTGCATAGTTTCGTCACGAATAGACCACTCAACAACAGTTCCCATACCCTTCATCTTACCGAAGCGCTGGAAGTTCAACAGCATAACGAACGATGCAAATAACGACATACCTTCGTTGAACACAGACTGTGCAAGCACTAATGCAAGACCTGTATGCGTATTGATGTTTCCTTCTTTCATGAAGTCGAGCTTAGAACTCATTTCTTTATAATCAAGAAATTTATGAAAGTCTTCGTCAGGTAGACCTAAAGTATCGTTTAAAAGCGCATAGGCGCGCTGGTGTACTCCCTCCCGCGTCGCAAATGAAGAAAGCATGTTTCTTATCTCATTATTCTTAAACTTAGGAATCATCATCTCATGATAGTTCTCACCAACCTGCACATCTGACTGTGTGAACAAACGAAGAATATGAGTGATAAACTCCTTTTCTGATTCGTTTAACTTAGTTCTCCAGTCCTGCACATCTTCGGACAACTCTACTTCGTCTTCAATCCAATGTATTTCTTCGTGCTTTTTTGTTAATTCAACTGCCCATGGATATAGAAATGGGCGATACGCTTTACTAAAACTCAACAGTGACATTATTTATCCTTATGATTCTTCTACAATAATTATTATATATTACACTATCTGACCATTATCCTGAGCAGGCTAGACACTCATCGTCGCCATCGTTTTCGATAGGTCTTTCTAAATGTTGCATGAGTTCTGTATATCCGCCAATGTATTCTCCAGAAAGATAAATTTGCGGGACAGACTTCACATCTTTTCGACCAGTAACTTCAGCAGCAGTCTTACCCACTTCAGCAAGATCGATCACGTCAAAAGGAATACCACGTAGCTTCATCTCTTCCATAGCCATCGAACAGAACGGACAATCTTTCTTAGAGTAGATCACATTACGCCTATCACCTTCAAGTGCTACACGCTCTACTTTCTCAGAAACATTTTCTGCGCGTTGCTTTGCTTCTGTGCGTAGGTAGTACAGACCTTTTAGACCCTCTTGCCATGCCTTAATATGTACTTGATTAACATATGACTTGGGAGTGCCGGAAGGAAAGAATAGATTAACTGATTGACCTTGGCAGATAAACTGCTGTCTCTCCGCAGCATGAGTTACCACCCAGTTCTGATCCAGTTCATCGGCGGTACAGAATACTGCTTTTTCGCCTTCAGTTAAGAATGGTAGGTGTTGAACAGAGCCTTTACGAGTAATGATTGACTGCCAAATAGAATCGTTGTTCTCGTTTCTTTTAGTCAACAACTCATCAAGATATTTATTCTTGACTAGAAATGATCCTGCACGAGTACGATGTGTATAAGCATTTGCTTTATTAGGTTCAATCGACGGAGACGTTGAAAGAATTACTCCTGACGAAGCATTGGGCGCAATGGCTAGTAGATGACTGTTGCGTCTTCCACTTCCAATACCATCTGGATATTCACCACGTTCTTCTGCCAATTTTTTAGTTTCTGAGACTGCTTGAGTATTGATGTGTTGAAACACAGCATGATTAATCTGGCGTGCTGTCTCTGACTCCCAGGCAACATTATGTCGTTGCAAAAGACTATGAAATCCCATAGATCCAAGTCCGATAGATCTTTCTCTACTGGCGCTGTATACTGCACGTGGAATTGTATCTGGTGCGTTATCAATGAAGTACTGCAAGACATTATCGAGCATACGAACAAGATCAGCAACAATTGTAGTATCTTTCCATTCATCATAGTATTCTAAATTTAACGATGACAAACAACAAACCGCAGTACGATCTGCATTGGTTGGAAGATGGATCTCGTTACATAGGTTAGAACCATTGATCTTCAATCCTAAGTCTTTTAACGGTTGCGGTAATGCAGCATTCGCAGTATCAATGAAATTGAGATAGGGTTCTCCCGTTCGAAAACGAGTCTCGATAATACGCTCCCACAACTTACGAGCACTGATCATTTCTTTGACCGTATTGTCTTTAGGATCACGTAGAGCAAACTCAAGATTTGACTTGACTGCTTCCATGAAATCGTCGGTAATATTAATCGCATTATGTAAGTTCAATGCCTTTCGTTGAACATCACCCGTAGGAACACGCATATTCAGAAACTCTATGATGTCAGGATGTGATATGTTCATATAAGCAGCATAAGAACCCTTACGAGTCTTGCCCTGACGATACGCAATCATATCAGCATCTACAGTGTGTAGGAATGGCATAGGACCTGGTGCTACATCAGATACAGTACGAACATCGCTCCAGTGCCCACCTACTCCGCCGCCATAGACGGACAACCAACGCAACTCGCTAGTATGCGCTATCAGACCTTCTAATGTATCTGGAACATAAGTCAGAAAACAAGAGATGGGCATGCCTTTGCCTTTATTCTTAGGACTAGGAGCATTAGAGAGGACTGGCGACGCAAACATGAACCACTTATTAGACACATAGTCATAAAGTCGTTGTGCAAGTGCTTCATCCAATTTACCATCAAAGGTCGACCATGCTGTTGCAGCACGTTTATAAGCATCTTGCGGAGTATTCTCATCATCGTTCATATAGAAGTCTTTAAGCATACCAACTGCATAATCTGCAAGTAGTTCGTTCCGACTATTATCAATTTTTACGGGCATTTAGGCTCTCTTCATTTATTTTATGGTGCAGAGTATTATATAGAGTGTAATGATACACTAAATCAGGTGGGATGTCAAACAGTATTGGCTTTATCGAACTTGCTTTTTAAACTTTCCGTTTATCTCGATATATCTGCGACTTAACGGTCTACGCTTCTTTTTCTTGCCATAAATCCAATCAGCAGTATCGCCTGGACTTGTACCGGCAATGCCAGGACCAGTTGTAGTCATTTCTTCAGAAATAAAGTCTTTGAAAGTTTTCACTTGTAAATTTCTCCTAACGTAATACGTATAGGTTGATTCGTATTGAGATGTATTGCTTCGTATACATTAAGTCCAAACACTTCGCCTATCGGATAAGAATTGTCGAGAATACGAATTTGATCCTTCGCACGAACCATTTCTTCTAGTGTTGTGGCAAGAACTTTATCTGACTTGACTCGATAGATGCCAGGTGTCAGTAAATTATTTTCTAGCAGGTACCAAGAGGTGTCTTCTGCAAGCAAGTCTAAAACATCTATTCCACACTCTTCGCAGATCTTCTTTAAGTTTTTATCACTAAGATGATATTTCTCTTTGATAAGATATAACGCAGCAGCATAAGAACCTAGCGTTGTTTTGCCGCCAGGAAGTTGTCCAATAAGTTTTTTAATATTGAATGCAAGACGGACGAAAGGAGTGTATGCTGCTTTTTTATCACTACTATTTAAAGGCGCGTCTTTAATTCTTTTACCGTCTTTATCGACGAGACCCAATTTGAAAGCATCAGACTCATTAAACGGTGTTGTAAGCAATTTTATGAAACGAAACGTATAGAGTAGATCGCCCGCTCTCGATGATAAACTCACTATATTTTCCTCAGTTCTTCAACTACCATTTGATCCATTGGAATACCAGTGTATTTCTCGTTTTCGACTATTCTAAGATAGACTAGAAATGGTTTAATTACTGACCAATCTTTAGGCTCAATTTTATATTCGAGCATCTTCAATCCAGCATTATTGCCGAATACATTGAAGATAACAATTAAATGATTTAATATAAGATGCACGGATAGTTTACCACCATTAACGTGCCTATTAATCAAACGTTTAATATACTTGAATCTCTTTATATCTTCATGAAATTCATCAGCATCAATACATGTGGGATTGTAGAAATGCTTTGCCGCAAATATAAGAAACGTTGTCTCATCTAATGTTTCAAATAATTTCATATTGTACCAGTTAATCTAATTGATACAGTATCTATATACAAATTATGTCTTCTTGAATGTATCCGCAGCAAAGAATGCTGATACCAAGACTGCAATTGATGCAAAGTATGTTGGTGCAATATCAGCGATCAAACCTGCAGCAGTGTCTAAACCCATTCCAGACGTGATACCTATACCGACTGGATAGATCAACAATCCAATCAGTGAGAACCATGCCATCTTACGAATAGCATCTCTCTGCTGATCTTCATCTTCAAGTTTTTTACGTTTAAATTCAAGATGCATCTTTAGTTCTTGTTCGCTGATATGCCCGTCGCCATCTATATCAGCGCCTGCTAAAAATCCATCACTATCCGCAGTAAATGTTTCTTGAGTCATTTTTAATCCAACAAGAATGTTACGAGATCGTCATCACTGACAACTTCTCGTAATTGAGTTTTTATGGTATTTGTTGATGAATATTTGCTCAGTGCAATATCATACTGTTGTCCCATAGCAAGAAGTTCAGATTTACTCATATCATCTAAAGATCTATTACCGACAGGTGCTTCAGTTAGCATGGCAGGAATAGATGAAACAACACCAGCGCCATTCCATTCATCAATCTGAATCTGACTTATTTTCTGCGACTTGAGAAGTTCGCCTTTAGGTGAAACCCAACCTTGCAAAGTTGGGTGTGCATTCTTAGGTCCAGTAATCATTATTCTCTCCCAGTTGTCTTTAGTACTGCGCCCTTTACGGGTTTAACAATAGCAGTATCGCCTATCTTACTTTCGCCACCACGAGCAGGAGCTTTCTTAGTGATACGACCTGCTTTAGTTGCATCTTCGTGCCCTAAAGAATCATCTCCGCCTTTTGGCACTTCTGGACTATCAATATCGTGCAGTTTGGCAAACTCTTTTGCTTTGCCAGACTCTTTAGAGTCGTACTTCTCGCCACCACCAGCAACTTGCTTTGCTTGTACTGCGGCTTCAGATACTTTCTTCTTAGCAGTATGCTTGTGACTCTCAGATACAAGAATTTCTAAATCTTCGACAGGAACATTGAATTCAACACCATGCTCAAACATTACATCGTAGTGAGTGACAGTAGCAGATCCATCTTCGTTCTCAACTAGAGTATGTTGACCAGAGATACACTCGCCGAAACCATGTGCTTCAGAAGTAACGTGCTTCGCACAGTCATGTGTCAATACTTTATCGACAGACTTAGTACTTACATCATCAGACTCGTCCATGTCGTTTTCACCATCTGGACACTCAGCATCATGATTATCTATAGAACCTTCGCACTTAGGACAAGGTTTCATCTTATCATCTGCTTCTTTCATATTCTTTTTGATTGCTTTGCGACGATTGTGAAGATACTCGTCAGACTTATCTACGTCACCATCGTTGTCGATATCTGCATCTGCTTTACCGACTGGATCCAATTTCTTCTTCTGACCCTCAGCAACTTCTTGCCATAAGCGGGTGATATTTTTAATGTATTGGGAATTCATTTTGTTTCTCCGAAATTAAATTAAAGGGGTTACATCATAACCCGTAATAACACCAGCAAGAATAGCAATTGCTACAATCGCTATCCAACCAATTTTTTGCATAATAGTAACCTTTTCTGCTACTATAGTTAAAGTCTTTTCAATATCGTCTAATTTAGACGACTGGGCATTTAGACGGTCGTGCTGCTCTTCGCGGCGTGTTTCTAAATCTGCCACCTTTACTTGTACCCTTGCAAGCTGAATAATAGCATCTGCCATTTTATCAATTTTATCTTCAATCCTATTCAAACGATCAGTATTAGTTGTACCTGCCATTACTCAGTTTCCCATGTATATTTAGTTGTCGACTTTAGCGCCTTTGCGCCATTGATAGCAAGACCAGTATCCTGGTGTCGTCTTATCTTTCTTATTATCACAATCATGTCTAGCACGAAAACTCTTTAGGCGCTCAGGATCGTCTCGTTTTATTTCCATGTTAGGATCGCCAAAGGTCACCTTTACAACATTATCTGAGTTATTCTTTACATATACACCAAACTTCTTCTTAGAACCTGCAGGAAGGCGAAATGGGTCATTAAGTTTTACCTTACGACCCTGATATTCGGACTCCGTGATCTCTAGTTCTTCACAATCACAATCTTCGCTTATATAACTACGAAAACTTTTCACGATTAACTTACGTAAAAGTTAAGTTCGTATGGCTTTTTACCAGCACCACGATTATAAACTTGGATAGCAAGACCTTTACGTACTGGTTTACCATCTTTAGTGAGTTTCAATAGATGGCTTGTAGTTTTACCTTCCTTTGGTTTACCTTGACCAACACTTACTTTTTTAAACCAATCATCTTCAACAACTTCAAAACCTTTCTTCTCTACTTGTGCCTTGGCGTGTTGCACTGCCGCAGTGTAAGTGTCGAAGTACAACTCCGCAGTTGCTTCTTCGAGTTCTTCGTTGCGCTTAGACTTCTGATATGCTTTATACTCTTTACGTTTCTTAGCATCCGCTTCTTTCTCAGCAGGAGTCATCTGCGATACTGGTTTCTTACCTTCCTTTAATTCTTCAAGTAAACTGAATAACGATTTTGCGCCAGTCGACTCAAACATTTTGAAGATGTCATCAATGGAGTCCGCGTATCTCTTCTTACCCATCGCGCCGGGTCGACCGATCTCAAAATCATCAGATTCGCTATCAAAAGAGAAATCATCAATTTGTTTTCCGCCTTTCATGACCTTATGAGCACCACGCGCACCACGAACAAGTGTAATATTACCTTTCTTAACTTCTTTAGCACCTTGTCGCCACTGCTTCTGGAATTTACCGTCACCGGGAACTGCCTCATCAAGTTCAACAGATTCTTTCTTCATCGACGCGCTTTTCGCCTTTGCAGCGTCCTTCTTCTTGTTCGCCTTCTTGTATGCACGTTCAGTTGCTCGTGCATGTTCGGCACTCCAATCCTTCGCCGTCTTCTCATCAACAGATTCTTCAACATCTTCTGCGACTCTTATATAAAGATCGCCATTCCATTCCCAATCATCAGCATTAAAACCTTTTAGCTTCTTCACCTTTTGGTATTCTGCGCTAGATAATTTGGATTGACCAAGACTGGGTTTACGATTTTTATTTTGTGTTGAGAAAGAAGTATATTTGCTAACTGCTTCAACAACACCATTATAAACATATTGTCCGTTTGCAAGTTCGTATCTCTTTTTGCCCTTGATCATGTCGATCTTGACGATCTTCTGATTCGAACCTGCACCAGTGCCTTTGTTCTTCAGTTTCATACGATCACCGACACCAAGTTCCTTTTCTTCGTCAAGATCAGCCGATTCTTTTTTGTTAGCATTCTTCATCATATCTTTGAGACGCTTTAACTTGTCCATCTCACCAGGTTTCATTGCTGCCTGTTGCTTCTTACGAGCAATTGCTGCCTGAGACTTACCGTATTCTGCTGTTGATTCCGAAGGCATATTAGTTTCTTTGCTCATTGGTAGTCCCTTATGTTTAGTTTTTGCAAAATCTTCAAGTTCTTTAGTGGTCATAGATTTAGCGATCTTTTTAACTTCATCGGACGCATCAGGCATTTCGCCGCGCTTGTATGCTAGTGCCATACCCATGATCTTTTGTTGTGCAACTGACACAGACTTTTCATCAATTACTGCTGATTCTTTGGGTACACAGTTCGGCACTTGTTTACCTCCTTTAGTTTTAGTTCCTACCATCTCATAATCTTTCAAGCAC